TTACTTTTAACTGGTTTCCCCCTACGTTTCTAACTACTACGTCGGTAGAGAATAATCTTCTTAATCTACTAAATAATGATGTATCTGCCATTTTGTGTATATATGATAAATATTAATTACCCCAATAACCAAGAAATATCCTCTTTGTTACCATGTGGATTTTCCATTTCATAAGGGTTTTTTAACTGGTTATTTCCTGAATAGATATTTGGTGCGAGGTGGGTCGTTGAATGTATTCCTCCTAATGTAGCTCGTGCCATATCTATACCTTGTTGTTGGAAGTGTAAAGCTGTATCTCTTAAGAATACCCCTATACCAAATGCCATAGTTAAATCATCGTTATAACCGGGCAATGCTTGTGCTTTTCCATGTTTCCAAACAAATGTTCTTAATTCTTCTAACAGCCGTTTTGAACGAACTGTCACTGATTTCTCGTGAAGGTACGAAACCATTTTGGAGATGACAAGTGGTCTTGTCCTCATTGATGTAGTAAAGCCAGGAACCATACCTTGTCCATTTTCATATTTGTGTAAATATTGATCAGCATTGGACATTGCTACATCCATTTTTGGGGAATAATATAAATTACGATACCCTCTATCTATTAATTGTTGTATTACTGCCCATCCAATATTTGCGTTTTCTACTACTAATAATGCATCATTATATTCAGTAGCTATAGAAAATAATACATTTCCATAATCTTTTGTACCAATTTGAGCTTTAAATTCAGCTACTTGTGTTGCTGATTCTATATCTAATACATGGAAAGCGGAAAAATCATTTCCATCTCCACGTGCAACATCAGCTACTACTACATATGATTTTGAATAATCAGGTATTTCCCAAACCCATAAACTTCCATCTGCCCCTCTACGTTCAACGGGTTCTTGAAGAAATGTACTTTCATAAAAATTTAATATATCAGGTTCTACAACAGTATCCCCTGAGGTGCTAAAGTCACAGTCACATTCTTGTGCTGCCATTCTATTACCTAATATTATATTTTGTTCATCTCTCCAATCCTGGTTTCGTTCTGGGTGAACCGACCAAGGTAATCTAATTGGTAAAAATGTATTTTCTCTTGCTTCTGCTTTAGCCCAAGTAGAATGAAACCAATTACCTGTACCATAAGGTGTAGATAAAGCTATACATCTACCTCCAGTAGCTAGTGTTTGTTGTGAGGAAGCAAATATCTCATCAATTCCCTCTATAAAAGCCGCCTCATCTATTAATAGTAAAGATACTGCTTCTGACCTACCGGCATCAGTGGTTGCTGGTGTTGCTTTGATTTGGGATCCATTTGCTAATCGTAATGATAATTTATTATGTTCAATTGTTCTAATTCGTAACCATTTTGGTAATTGATCATAAGCAAATCTTACTTTGGTTACCATATTTTTAGCTGTTTCTTGTTTTGTAGCTATACAAAGTATGTTTTTATCTTTTTGAAATAACATCGTCCATAAAGAGAAAGCAGAACATAAAGTAGATAAACCTAATTGCCTAGATTTATTAACAATAAGATATTCTTCATCTTGAAAATGTTTTAAAACTTTTTCTTGAAATGGATATAAATTAAATTTGATTCTACCTTTTTTAGGATTTTGAATCATATAATATTTTTTCATAAAATATACTGGGTCTTGAGCACATCTTATAAATTCTGATTTTATTATATGTTTTAAATTTTCAGCCATATTACTTTAGTATAAGTACGGCGGCCCCAGCTAGTAGAATGCCCGCTCCTCCATAAAGTTTTGTTTTTGCTTTTTGTTTTTTAAGATCTGTTTGGAGTTTTTTAGAAAGTTCTTGTGATAAATCTAATTGATTTTTTGTTGATAACAAAATATTTTCAAAGTTATCATTTTTATATGTTAAATTTAAAATGATACTATCCTTTAAATTTATTTTTTGGTTTAATAATTGAATTTTATTATCAGTCAAAAATAATTCTTCTTTAAAACCATCTCCTAAAATAAGATCTTTAATAATGAATCTTGCTACTGTCTTTTCTAATTGAATCGAGCTGTCGCTTGTAGCGGTCTGTGAAAAACAATTCCAACTCATCATCATTAAGAAAATCAATACTAATGATTTTTTCATTTACTTTCTTTTTAAGTCCTACAATTTTTGTATCCTGTAAATTTAATTCTTTATCTAAAGTAGATATCTGATCATTTAAACCTTCAATTTTAATGCTTAAATTTGAATTGATTCCGTGTAGAGAATCAATTTTATTTTCCAAATCATTAATTTGAGAATTATAATCATCAACATAATCTTCATCTCCTCCAAATAAAACGTATCCTAATATGGAAGCCAAAAAAATAAGACTAATTATATATAATATTCTTTCTTTAGATTTTAACACCTTTTACTTTTTCGTATGCTTTTTTAGCAGCCTGGAATTCAGGAGTTAATTTTTTTAATTCCTCTTTGGCGGCATCTTTATAATCCGGGTTGTGAAGATTTTTATATTGCTCTAGATAAAATTTCATTTTATCTTGAACATCTTTATACCTTTTTATAACCTTATCTTGTTTAGTTAGCTTCTTATTTAATTTTTTATCTCCTACAGGTGCTTTTTCTGCAGTTTCATCATCAATATCTTCTCTAACACCCATTTGCTCATTAATAGTTCTAGTAGCTATTCTATCTATATGAGTAGCTAAATAATCATGTTCATCTCTTAGACCAATTGTATCAGAAAGTTTGTAAATATCGCTTTCTATTTTCTCGGCATCTATTAAATGTTGTCTATCTACTTCTCCAAAAGCAACAGCTTCTTTTTCCATTTTAAATAAGTCATCATTTAAACGAGCTAATGTTTTAACAATTACCTCTTCTTTATCAGAAATAGGACCATCTGAGTATTGCCCAGCCATAATATCTTTGTAAAGAGTTTGGGCGTTGGGGCAAATGTCAAAATGTTGGGTTTCATAACCATAAACATTTAATTCACCTTTCCCTTCTCTAAAAGAATCTTCGTAGAGAATAGTATTCCTCCACTCGATTAGGTTAAAAGCATCTTTAGCATTCATAATTATTATTTATTATAAATATTTAAGATTTTGTTGCCTCTAATATTTGTTCAATTCGTTCTGAGGTACTTCCTTTTAATATACCTACATTTTTACATCTATGGCCATAAGTGTTTAATACTCTTTTAACAGCCTTATCTATTGTATTTCTATATTCCAAATCAGTTTCCCTAACTCCATTATCTTCCATCACAGTTCCTTCAGGATCAACATAGAAAATATAATCATAGTCACCCACAAATACTCTAGCAAAGTATTCAAAATATTCTTTATCTTTAAAATCCATTGTATCTGAACAATTTGTAAATGCCATAACATCTAATACAGTTCTATCAGTTATAATTTTTTCTTTTAATAATTCAGAAACTCTTTCAGCTAAAAATATAGTTTGACCTTTTAAAGTAGAATCTGTATTTAGGGGGATACCTAAATTACTTAAATGTCCACTACGTTCAGTAGCAAAACTATAACCTCTAAATTGCTTTAATTTTTTTAATTCATTTACTAATGTAGTTTTACCTACACTCATTGTACCACATAAACCTATTTTCATATTTTATTTATTTTAATTATTTTAATAACCAACTACTTGATTGAATTTTACCACCCAATCCATCTATTAAATGTACGCCCAATTTTGCACATATCCCAGCTTCTGGTATAGTATCGTTATTTTGGTCACCACCATTAGCAAATGTTAGATTGTGGGTTTTGTTGTATATTCTATATATTTCTTTTATAGATTCAATTTGGGTTTGATCTTTATCTATAGAAATCATAGCAAAATCAACATATTTAATTGAAGAAATAATTGTAAATCTTTCTTCTTCTTTCATAAATTCTTTTGAACCTTTTAGTTCTCTTTGTAAATCAGAATTTACAATTACCATAAGCATATCACCCCTTTCTTTTGCTTCTTGGAATAATTCTAAATGGCCTTTATGGAGTGGGTTAAAGTACCCACTCACTATAATTGCATGTGGTCTCATTAAAATCTAGATTGTACTTGGGGATTTTTATCCGGTGGAACACCGTTTCTATCTTTTCTAGCATCCATCCACTCATCTCTTGTTTTTAAAAAACCATATAAATAATATTCGGGTTTTTTCTTCATATAAGCTGGGTATTTTATAGCGGGGCCCTCCCAGTTATGGAATTTATTATCAAAAAATGAGATTTTAAGGCCGTCAGGGGTTTTGATAGTTCTTGTTGAATAGTCTTCTTTTGGTTTCTTCATAGTAATATAACGTTTAAGATTAGGCGTAAATATACGAAAGTTTTCTCATATCTCCAACTATTTTCGCGGTTTTCTTCGTCTAGTTTTGCCCTTTAAATAGATATTTTCTTTATCTAAATGTTTACTTTTTTCTTTTAAAGCAGCAACTTCCGCAGTTAATTTAATAATATCTTCTCTTAATTTATCCTTTTCTAAGGATGATTCTATTAGTAAAGATTCTAATTTAGTTACTCTTGATTGTAAATCTTTAATAAAAAGTTCATTAGCTTTTTGTGGACTTAATTCTTTATCTTTTTTTAATTTTAATTTTAATTCATAAAATCTCCAAGCCCCAACACTACCAAGAGCTGAAATTAAAGCAATGATTACGTGGATTATGTTTTCGTTCATCTAATTTGACGTTTTAGAAAGTTCATTATATTTAGTTAGAACTTCACGCCTTAGATCTAGGAATAATTTTATTTCTTCAATTTGATTTTTATCGTAAAAAGAATATTCATTATAATTGAAGAAAAAATAACCATCTATAGCAAAGATTAAATCATCTATTTGATTATTTGTTAATGTTTTCGGCAACGTAGATTCCATGGGCCCCGCTGACTGTAATTCCTCTAGCACTGAGGGCATCTCCGACAAAATAGACATTTTCATATTTGGTTAAGCTTAAGTTATTATAATTAACTAATGGTT